CACCAACTCCACCATCTCCAGTCGAGCAATCGAATCTCGCTGGTTATTCCGTGGCAGATCAGCATTTATGAGTTCTATTTCATCTCTCAGGAACCAATTGGAGAGAGGAACGAGGACTATAGCCTTCGTCCATCGAGCGTATTCCACCAGAGGCCAGCAGAGGGTATTCCTCCAGTTCCTCTGGATGATCTGCCAGTTACAATTCGTACGCTGCCGCAGCCCTATGTAAACCTTCAGGGGCAAGTCTACCGGCAGCAGCTTAATGCTCTGCTTGAAACTCTCACGATTAGGGATCTAGCGAGCTTCACTCTTCCCCAAACTTTCCAGGCTCGTAATGACAGCCAAGTCTATCACCAGCCGCCTGTTGGGGTTCAGCTGCCGGTTCACTATTGGCTCAACGGCACGTTGCCTCAGTCAACTCAACTCTACGAGGTCAACCGCTCGCGGGTCTCTACGCAGAACGCAGCGCTGCTCCCCAATATTCCTGTTGCTAATGTCTATGTTGACTTGACAGGTATCGAAGTCAACATCTACCAAGGCACACTCCGACCAGAGGTTAAAAAATACGTGGGCAGAATAGTAACTGAACCCAAGTTGATCGGCGCGACCTCCCAGCTAGAGCCGCCGTTCGACTTCAGCCTGTACATGGATGCGGGTGAAACGCTCCTGACAGCCACTGTGGTTTCGTCCGTCTACTCGGGGGTTGACCCGACGCCTTCAGCGATTCGAAGTGGTTCCCCTGTTATTGATGGCAACAGGGTTGACCAAATGATGCGGGGTGGCGTGGAGGGCTGCGTGTATGAGCTACTCTGCACCGCTACCACTTCCCTCGGCCAGACCCTCCAGCAATCCACCTACTTCTATGTTGAGCCGCACCTGCCGTGAAGCTAACGTCCGAAATGATCGAGGCCTTTGCGGGTGTCTACCTCTCCCCGAGGTATGACAATCCTCAGCCCACACCCGACTTCCATCGGGAGTGCTGGGACCGCTATTGTGCCGACGATCTGGCAGCCGCCATCGCCGCCCCTCGTAACCACGCGAAGTCCACTGCGTTGACCCACGACTACGCCCTGGCAATGGCGTTGTTCCGCGTAGAGGCGTACTTCATCATCGTCGGCTCGTCGGAAGAAATGGCGATTGAGCACTTGGGTGATATCGTCAACGAGCTGCGGGAGAATGAACCCCTCATCAGGGACTTCAAGATCAAAGAGTTTGTCACTGACCAAAAGACCGACGTTGTCGTGAGGTGTACTGATGGGTACGAGTTTAGATTCCTGGCTCGTGGTGCCGAACAGAAGATTCGGGGACGAAAGTGGCATGGAAAGCGTCCTGGTCTTATCATTGGAGACGATCTGGAAGACGACGAGCAGGTTGAGAATAAAGATCGACGGAAGAAGTTCCGACGATGGTTTTTCCGAGCTTGTAAACAGGCTCTACGAGATGGAGGAAAGATCAGAGTCCATGGAACGATTCTTCACGAAGATTCTCTTCTGAGTCACTTGGTCAGCAACAAGACCTGGTCCTCGAAGATCTATCGTGCCCATCGGTCGTTTGATGACTTCAATGATAAGCTCTGGCCGGAGAAGTTCCCGGAGAAGCGGCTGCGTGCAATCCGGCAAGAGCTTATCAATGAGGGCGACTCCGCAGGGTACAGCCAGGAGTATCTCAACGATCCATTCGACTACGATGAATCATACCTCAAGAAGGATGACTTCATCCCGATGAAGGAAGAGGATCATGCGTCATTCAAGGTTATGGGGGTTGGTGTGGACTTTGCTATATCGAAGGCTGACACAGCAAACCGGACCTCTTTTACAGTGGGAGGAAAGGACGTCGAGAATATCCTCCACTTTGTGGACCAGCGTGTTGGACGAATGGATACCACTGAGATCATTGATGAATTCTTTAACATCGAAAGAAGCTGGCACCCCGACAAATTCTGGGTCGAGGATGGGATGATTTGGAAGGCGATACAGCCGGTGCTGGTTGCAGAGATGCGCCGCCGGGATGTGTGGCTGTCGCTGGAAGCGATCCTCCCCGTCAAGGATAAGAAGGTCAGGGGTAGGTCACTTCAGAAGAGGATGCGTGCCCGCGGCTGTAGGTTCAACAAAGACGCCGAGTGGTATGAGGACTATGAGGCGGAACTCTTACGGTTCACCGGCGATTCCGAAGCCATTCTCGACGATCAATTCGATTCATCTGCCTTGCTATCCCGAGGGTTTGAGAACTTGGTTGTGGAAGAAGATGACTCCCTCTCGGAAGAGGAAGAGGAATTCATCCATATGTCAGGTCGGCTCAAGGGTGGCGAAGGCCGTTCCCAAATAACTGGATATTGAACCAATGGAACTAGAAACCAAGCTTAAGATCAACAAAGATCTGATGGATGCTCCTAATCTGATGGACCGTCTATCGGATAAGGATCTTGAGGCTATTGGTAAGACTGTGTGGGAGGGATACTCCCGCGACAAGCAATCCCGCATTGTGTGGGAGCGCAGGATGGAGTCCGGTATGGACCTGGCTATGCAGATCCAAAAGGAGAAGAACTTCCCCTGGACTGGATGCTCGAATGTAATCTTCCCCCTCGTCACGATTGCCGCTTTGCAATTCAGTGCACGCTCATATAGTAATATTATCCAAGGCACTGACGTTGTTCGCTATCGTGTCGTGGGGGAAGATCCGACTGGAAAGGTGAAGGAGAGGGCCGACAGGATCTCGAAGCACATGAGCTGGCAGGTTCTCGAGGAGGACACTTCATGGGAGGAACAGCATGATCGACTACTCATTAACCTTGGCATCGTTGGAACTAACTTCATCAAGACCTATTTCTCTCCGCGGCTCAAGCATAACGTATCTGAACTTGTTATGGCCAGAGACCTTGTTCTCGACTATTACGCCAAGTCAGTTGAGTCATGCGCTCGAAAGACTCACATCGTCCCCCTCTACCGGAACGAAATCTACGAGCGTTCAGTAGCGGGGATCTTTGATCCGAAGATTTTGGATGCCGCCTGGTTCAATACCAAGCCATCCTACTACGAAGGTACGCCGAAGCAGGATGTTCGCAGGGGACTGTCGCCCAACGAAACGGACGACGACACACCCTTCCGCACCCTGGAACAGCATCGGCTGTTGGATCTGGATGGGGACGGCTATGCCGAACCCTACATCGTAACGATCGAGGAGGGCTCTAAGAAAGTCTGTCGTATTGTGGCGAGGTTTGATCGCGAAGAGGATGTTGAGAGGACTACCAGTGGGAAGATTCTTCGAATCAAACCTACCGAGTATTTCACGAAGTATTCCTTTATCCCGGCAGCCGACGGCGGCATCTACGACATAGGCTTCGGGGTCCTCCTCGGTCCCTTAAATGAGGCTGTAAACAGTGGCATCAACCAACTCCTCGATTCTGGCACGATGCAGAACAGCATTGGCGGCTTCCTGGGCCGCGGTGCGAAGATCCGTGGCGGCGTTTACACAATGGCTCCGTGGGAGTGGAAGCGCGTAGATTCGACAGGGGATGACCTGCGGAAGAACATGGTCCCATTCCCTGAGCGTCAACCCTCGGCGGTGATGTTCCAGCTCTTGAGCTTACTCATCGGGTATACCGATAGGGTCTCTGGTGCCGTCGATCAGATGGTCGGAGAGAACCCTGGGCAGAACACCCCCGCCGAGACTTCTCGCAATACGACTGAGCAAGGGATGCAGGTCTACTCGGTAATCTTCAAGCGGGTCTGGCGGTCGATGAAGGAGGAGTTCAAGAAGCTCCACGAGCTGAATGGGACGTTCCTCAAGCCGACGCAACGCTTTGGGGACTCTGGGAATGAGATCCGCCGGGAGGACTACGGCGCGAACTCCGACTACGTGGTGCCGGTGGCTGATCCGCATATTACCTCGGCCTCCCAGAGAGTGGCGCAGGCCGTCATGGTCAAGCAGGCGGCGGCAACAACCGCGGGCTACGACCGGGATGTAGTTGAGAGGAACTTCCTGCGGGCTATCCAAGTCTCTGGTATGGACGAAATCTACAAGGGCCAGGACAAGCTCCCGCCGCCGAAGGATCCCAAGGTCCAGGTCGAGGAGATGAAGCAGAAGGCGAAGATTGGTGCGTTGCAGCTTAAATCCAAGACATTCGCGGCTACGCTGGAAGAGAACAAGAAAGTCAATATGGCGAAGATCGCGCAGATGGAAGCCAATGCAATCAAGCTTATGCACGATGCGAAGATTGACCGGGCTGATATGAGGTTGAAGGCTTTTGATATCGCAATCTCTGCGATGCAAGAGCACAACAAGCAGTTGAATGAGCAAATCAAGGCAATGGGAGAGTTAAATGACGAAGGTAGTACAGATGGACCTAGTGGCGGAGGAGACGTTTCTGGAGTGGAAGAGCCTGCGGGCAACGCAGGAGTTCTTCCGCCTCCTGGAGGTATGGGAGGAGAGCCTCAAGGCCCAATGGGCTAAGGGGAACTTCGAGAGTACCACAATGGAAGAGACGGCGATGGTTAATGCCGGCGCTCTGGGTGAAATAAGCATCCTCCGGAAGATCCGGGCTGTGGAGTACGAAGATTTTGCAGAGGGATTGGATGATGAATAAGTCAGGCCTGAAACCACTCGGCCGCGCGGTTCTGGTTGAGCCATATGAGCCAGAAGTTAAGAAGTCCCTC